CGGTTGAAAGCGGCAAAGCCTATTCCGGCTTCTCGGCCACCAAGACGGCCGCCACCGAAATCACGCTGTCGGCGGGCAGGCTTTATGCGGGTGGCGCGGTCTATGCACGCGGCGAGGACATCATCGTTGATCTCTTCAACGTGCTGCCACTTGTGACCCGCAAGCGCGTGGCGATTGTCAGCTTTGGCCAGGAGGTCGAGACGGATATCCAGCCCCGCGACTTCCTGATCGATGCCCAGACCGGTACCACCGAGCCGCAATCGGTGGCGATGGAGTCTTTGCGCCGCGCAGAAATCTCCACCGTGGCGGGCACCGAAGGGCCAGACCCGAGCTATCCCGCCACGGATGCCAATGTGACGGTCATTGCCTACGTGCTGCTCGACACCACCGGCGTTGTGGCGATCGAGCAGTGGCAGGCGACACAGCTGCCAAACCTGCGCAATGTTGCAAACCGCACGATTGCGCTGGAGCGCTGGCGCGGCCAGATCAGCGGTCAGGTGGACACGCTGCGCACGGATCTGTCGGCGCTGGCGGACCGGCTGGCGGGCTATGCCACCAAGGCCGAGATTGTGGAATTGACGGAGCAGCTCGATGAACTGCGCACCGAGGTCTATGCACCGGGCGCTTATATCTACTACGGCACCAACCATTTCCTGACCGCTGATGGCTCAAATGTCGATCACCCCGATTTTGACGCGGTGGTCGAGGAAGGCATCCGGTTTCCACGGGCGGGCTCCGAGACCTCGGAACTGGCGCTGCTGAACCCCAACAACGTCTATATCGCCAATACCAGTGGCTTCGTGCTGCCCAAATATGCCCATGGCATCCGGCTTGATCTGACGGGCTATGCCTCGGAGACGCGACTGGCGCAGTACACCTTCGAGACCACCGACATCCGCCAGCTCACACGCGCCCGCACGCGGCGGCGCTATGGCAACTCCATGGTGGTCTGCACCAACAGCCGCTGGTGGCGCCAAGGCACCTATGATCTGGCGGGTAATATCTTCCGCCGGGATGGAGAGACCTGGGAGGTCACCAACGGCCTGCCGGACCGCATGCCCAATGGCGCACGCGTGCCCAACGGCAATGTGCACTGGATCCGGGTGCGGCGATTTTGGATCGACACCTATGAGGAGCAATACTGGGACCGGGTCACGACCACAGCCACGATCAACGGCCAGCAGGTAGCGCAGACCTTCCTGAACTCGCAGGATGGCTGGCTGAGCCAGGTTGGGCTGTACTTCTCACGCAAGGCCGCTGCGGGGGATGTCACACTGCTGGTGACCGAGACCGCCTTTGGCATGCCGGACCTGTCCCGCGTGATCTCGCGCACGACGCTTCCGGTGGCAGATATTCAGGTGGGGGCGATCTCGACGGAGGTGGGCCTGCCGTCGCTGGTGGAGAGCAAACTGCCGATCACGCCGACGTTCCTGACGGCGGGACGGCGCTACGCGATCGTGCTGGTCACCACCGGTGATCATTATGTCGCCATGACCAATACCGACAACGGGGTGGTGCAGGGCACGTTCTTTGTCTCGACAGATGGCGCGTTCTTTGCAGGCAACCTTGTCGATGATATGAAAATGCGGCTCTACTTTGCGCGGTTCGAGCGCACACGGCTCTCGGTTGAGCTGACCGCGCTGCAGCTGGCGGGCGGCATTCTCGATATCGATGTGCTGCACGAAGGCGTGACGCCACCTGCCTGTCGCACGGATATCGAGGTGCAGGTGAACGGGGCTTGGGTGGCGCTGGATGGTGATACCAGCGGTCCGGACCTCTCGGGTCTGCCGGGCATCCTGCCGCTGCGGATGACCCTGACCGGCACCACGGACCTGATGCCGGGCTTCGGGCTTGCTGGCTCACAGACGGTCGCCACCCGGCCAAAGACGGCGTTCACTTGGGTGTCGGAGGCCCGCACGCTCGGCTCGCCCACAACCAGCGTCAAGGTGGTGACCGACCTGCAACATTTTGAAGAGGTGAACCACGATTGTACCGTGACGCTCATGACTGGAGCCGCGCTGGACGGGGTGGAGGCGGCCGATGTGGTTGAGGATGTGGTGCTGGCCGATGGCACAGTGCGGCGGACCTCGGTCTTCAATGTAGCCTCGGTCAGCACCTACGCCGTCAAGATCATCGGCTCGACGGTGAGCGCGGCGGTGCCGTTTCTCGTCAGTGAGCTGATCGAATACGCCCAGACCTGATCCGATTGAGGAGACAGCCCCAATGCAATCAAAACCCACCCATTACCGGGTGACGGTGAACCGTCCGCTTGAATTTGCCGGGGCCCGGTTCCGGCCAGGCGCGCGCTATACGGTGACGGCCGCCATCTTCAACGGCCTGCAAGCAGACCATCCGGAGGCGATCGCCACATCCGAGCCGCTGAAGAAAGGGTGACGCCATGCTGAGGTTTGAAGATCTGCGGGTGCGGGACAATCAGGACCTTGATCGGGATTTCTTCAATCGCCGCTACCGCCTGATTGCCGAAAGCCTCGGCGATCTCGATGCCCAGCTTGTGCGCATTCGCGGTGCCACCGACAATCTGGTGACGCTGGGGCTGTCGCGGGTGAATGAGGTCTTGGGTCCTGCACTCGCCACCGCAACGGCGGCGGCCGAGAACGGGTTTCTGGTGGCGACATCCTCGACGCCTCTCACTGTGTCTGTGGGCCTACAGACCACCTTCGAGATCGACGACACGCCTGCGCGGGCGCTCTTTGCGCCCACGCCCTATGTCGTGCTGACGCGTGATGGGGGCGGCAGCCTGAACGACTGGGCGGTGTTCCGGGTCGACGGCTACAGCCGCGCCAATGGCGGGCTGGCGGGCGAAGTGGTGGCCGCCAACGGAGATATCGGTGCGGCCGTGCATGGCGACTGGGTGATTTCTGCCAGCGCGGGCCTTGCGGCTTCGGTGATCGAGACGGCCGCTGCAGTTTCAAGCGCTCTGGCCCTGGCCCAGCAGGCAGCACTGGATGCGGCTGCCGCTGCTGATGTTGCTGAAAGCGTTCTGGCCAATGGGCCCGTGTCGTCCGTAAACGGTCAGGCGGGGGAAGTGGCGCTCGGGATTGGGGATATTCCCAACCTCACGGCGCAGCTCGCCAGCAAAGCGGCCAGCAGCCATGGTCATACGATTGCGCAGGTCTCCAACCTGCAATCAACGCTGACGGCGCTGCAAGGCCGGATCGATCTGGTCGATGGCGGCACATATTGATGGAGACAGCCACAATACGTTCGGCAATCAACCAGATCAGCACCAAGCTGGGCATCACCGATGTGCGCTATGTGCAAGTGGGTGAGGTTGTCGAAGATGGTGCGGGCGGGTTTGTCCGCGCGATCCGGGTCTTCGGGGAACCCGCAGCATCCGCAGGCCCGGCGCTGATCCTCGAGGTGCAGATCCAGTCCGACACGAAAACTGACCTCAATATCACGACGCCGACGCTGTCGCTCTGAATCTCGGCCAACCGCCGATCCCAAGCATCCAATATACCTTCATGCGCGCCTGACGGCCGCGTGGGGGTTTTGGCTATTCAAGGAGACCCTCTCATGTCCGACCCGACCTTCGGGATTTCGATCACGCGGATCGACACCGAGCCGCGCCCGCCCGTCTGGAGCGATATGTCCGTTGTGGGCCTGATTGGCACGGCGCCTGATGCCGATGCTGCGGTGTTCCCGGCGGACACGCCGGTCTTTCTTTATTCTGACGACGCGACCAAACTGACAGCGCTTGGTGCGACCGGCACGCTGCGTGATGCGGTCACGCTGATCAACGCGCAGCTCGGCGAGTTCCAGGTGGCCGCCAAGGTCGTGGTCGTGCGCGTCGAAGAAGGGATAGATGCGGACGCGACCATCGCCAATATCGTCGGCGACGGCGTCGTGACCGGCCTTCAGGCGTTCATCACCGCAGGTCCCGGACTGGGCATCATTCCGCGCCTCATCTGTGCTCCGGGCTATACCAGCCAGCGCGGCGTTGGCGAGGCCAACCCGGTCTGCGCAGCACTGCCCGCGATCTGCGAAAAGCTTCTGGCGCATGCGGTCGTCGATGGCCCCGCCACCACGGAGCAGGACGCCATCGATTGGCGCGAGACGATTGCCTCGCAGCGCCTAATCCCAGTCGACCCTGCAGTGAAAGTGTTTGCCGGTGGGGTGAGTGTCGTTCAGCCGCTGTCGCCCGCGGTGATCGGCATCGGCGTGCGCCGCGACCACGAAAAGCAGGGCCGCCCGTTCCACAGCTGGGCCAACCAGCCGGTGCAGGGCATTGTTGGGCCGTCGCGGCCGATCAACTTCTCGCTCACGGATGGCGCGACCGAAGGCCAGCGCTTGCTGTCGGCCAATATCGGCGTGCTCTTGCGCGGTGAAATGGGCGTGGAAAGTGCGATCGGTCAGGGTGGCTTCATCTTTGTTGGCACCGACAACGCGGGCGAGGATGATCTCTGGCGGTTCTACAATGTCACCCGCGGGCGCGACTTCATCCACCTGATGCTGCTGCGCACCCTGCGGTTCTATCTTGGACGCTTCAATGTCACGGGCCAGACCATTCAGGCGATCCTGAACACGATGGAAACCGGCCTGCGCAATCTCAAGGCCGATGGCGACATCCTGGGCTTCGAGATGAAGTTCACCCGCGATCAGAACACGCCCGAGGAACTGCGTCAGGGCCGCTTCACGGTCAGCTTTGCGGCCGAGGAAGCACCGGTGCTGCGCTATCTCGGCATCCAGTCCGCGCGTTACCGCCCGGCGTTGGATGCGCTGCTCGACGATCTGCTCGCGCAGGTCGGCACCATAACAGGATAAAGGGAATTACCATGAGCAATATCTATATCATGGAGGCCGCAAACCTGTTTTGCGGCGATGAAAACCCCACGGCCTCCAAGCACCTGACGCTGACTGAGTTGCAGCTGCCCAACCTGCAGGAAATCACCCAGGACCATCATCCTGGCGGCTCGCGCGTGCAGATCGAGGTGGCCCTCGGCATCCAGAAGCTTGAGGCCAGCTTCAAGCTGGCGGGCTGGGATCCGGATCTGCTGACGCAGTTTGGTCTGGGTGCCACGGCGCGCAAGAAGTTCACCGCCTACGGCTCAGTGCGCGACAAGCGCAACGGTGTGGCGATCGAGGCCAAGGCGGTGCTGGAGGGGCGTCTGGGCACGGCCAATCCGGAGGCGTTTCAGCGCGGCGAGTTGCAGGGCTTTGACTATGCCATCAACGAAATCCTGCATTACGAGCTCTATTTTGAGGGGGCCGAGAAATATTACTGGGACTTCTTCACAACCGATTGGCGCGTCAACGGCACATCGCAAAACGCAGATGAGCGCGCGATCTTGCGCCTTCCCAATGGCTTTTGAGGTGATCCATGACTGACGCAGCACGCACAAAGACCGTTTCCCTATCGGTGCCTGTGACCTTCGAGGGCCGCGAGATTACCGAAATCCGCATTGCCAAGCCCAAGGTCAAGGACCTCAAGCGGATGAATGCCGCACTGGACGGCATCACCGATCGTCTGGATCAGGGCATTGTCATGGCTTCGGCGCTGACGGGATACCCGGTTGAGATGATCGAGGAGCTCGACACTGACGACTTCACCGCGCTGTCGGAGGTGATTGCGGATTTTTTCCCCAAGGGCGCGGCTTCGCCTCCTGGCGATCGGTCGTTGCCGAAACCGCCCACTGGCTGAACACGCCGCTGACGGGTTTTGACGAGATGGAGTGGTCCGAGGTGGTGCTGTGGCACGCCGAGGCCCGGCGTCTCGCGCGAGCGGCGAAGATGAGGTGACCAGATGACACAGCTCACATCCCAACTGGTCATCGAACTGCTGGACCGGGTGACCAGCCCGGCGCGTCGGGCAGCGAATGCGCTTGCGGGCATCTCGAACACGGTCCGCGAGACCAATGGCCAGCCCATCACCTTCGGGGACCGCCTGAACGCGGCCA